GCGCTTGGTGAATCCGGGCGCAGCATCGCCGTCCCTCCCACGAAAAAGTCCATGCCATGCACTCCCAAACCATTGCCATGCGCGGCATATCTAGGCTTCCCAATGGATGATGGCGACACCTCGCATGGGCATAGTGGCCCGGAAGAGTCACAGCACAGTTGGTCATCGCGCGGACTGCTGGGCCTGCTGATCCTTGGGGCACTGGCTGTAGTCGCCGCGATCTGGCTTGTCTCCAAACGCCCTCACACTGCGCCTTGGCATCTTTTGCCACCGGCTGCCCCATCCACCGGAATTGAAACCGCGTTGCCGCCAACGCTGGGCGACGTCCAATGCCCGAGCAGCAGCTGGAACATTGGCGAGCGGACCTGAGCGCGGACAACCTGGAGACTCAGCGCTTGGCCTCATCCTCCAGCGTGTGTACGTAGAACATGAGGTGCTCCAACGCCGCCTCCTCAGGATCTCGGCCAAGCAGCGGATTCTCCCTGGAGGAATCGTCAGGAAGAAACACCAGCAGCGTCTCACCAAACGCTTCGTAGTCCGCGCTGTAAGTGACGCCGTTGCGAGTGATGGTGCATTTCAACATGGCGGGCATTGTCACAGGTGCTGGCACGTGGCACCAGTGCCCAGAAACGACGAGGCCCGCAAGAGGCCAGCGCCAGCTCAGATCTCAAAGGGCTTCCGATCTCGGCCCTCGATCCAGCACGGAGCTCGGCCGCGGCCCGTCCAAGTCTCGCCGGTCTTGGGATTCCGGTAACGCGCGTTTGTCGGCGTGTCCAGTGCAAACAGATCGTTGACCTGGAGATCGTGTTGCTTCACCAGAGCCCGTGCTGCATCAATCGCATCGAGCCGCATGGCTCCATAGTGCTCAGCGATCTTGGCATCCAATGCAGCTTTCTCCTGCATCAGAGACTTGTACTTGCGTGACATAGGTTCGGGGCTCCGACCGGAAATGTGCAACGTTCCGGGTCTGGACTGCAGAGGAAAACTCCCTCCTCCCGAGCCGGGCTCTTCCTGCGGAGGGGGCAAGCGACGTGCCGACCTTGAAGTTGCCCCAGAAACGAAGATGCCGCGCGGGGCGCGGATAGGATTCACTCAAGAACCATCGCTATTAAATCGACTATTTTGGCGTTGATGAATTTTGCACAGTTGCTCTTGCTCTCGCCTTTTCCATCAAGCCCCATTGCACTGAAGTAATGAGGACATGGTAGGTATTGAAGATAAATGACTTCAAAAGCATGAGTAGATATATGGTCCACGAACCGAATACTGCCAAAAACAATATCAATAAGCAGCAGTAAACATTGTATCCGATAAGATGGGAAAATAATCCGGAACAATATTTAACTGCTGTCACCAATGGCCCCAATGGCTGGGCAAATATTACAAGTATCGCGCAAACAATTAGATATGTAATGTAGTGACAAAATGCCAACATAAATGCCGACATATTATATTTTAGATAGCTGTGCTCAGTTTGCTTATATCGCTTAAGTGCCATAAATTCAAAAAGCTCAACCTTAGTGACAGTCACAAATATCGTAAATCCAGCAACCAGAAATCCAAGAATCGATGGAGCTATACTTATACCAAAACCGAGAATAGCCCGGATTGTTCCGCTTAAAATCGATACGCTTTCAAAATTTGCCAGACCAAATATCAATAATCCAGAAAAGCAAATAACAAAAACGCCAACATTGAATTTACTAACAGGAAAGCTAAAGCTCAAACGATATAGCTTCCACATCGAGTTTTCGCTCGACAACAAATCCGGGCTAACGCTTTTAGGAAGTATTTCTGAGGCCATTTAGCTTTTCCCCATATTTTTGACTACCATCACCACGAGCCACCGAAAGATAGCCCTGCTTCACAAATCCCAGATATTTCCTAAAAACAAGTTTAACTGCATCTCTTCGGGCCGGAGGAAGCTCATCAACAGGTGCTGTAACCTTGAAATCCTGCTCCGTGACAGTTATTTTTTTTCCATCATCATCGAGGCCAGAAAATTCAAGACTTATGTTTCCATCTGCTGCTGGCACTATTTTATCAATTGCGTATTTTTTGTCTAATCCATTACTATTACCAAGAACCATAGCAGCTCGGTCCGCACCAAAATCATCTTTGAGATCTCTAAAATCCTCGAACAATTCAGAATTATCCAACTCTGAATTTGTTTTCACAACACTTATCTTTAACTGCTGAAGTTTAGAAAACTTCCTAACTACTGATGTCAGGTTCGGTACACCAGTCAGTCTTACAATCTGAAGATGAGCGCCGGAGATGGATTCAACTAAGGATCGCTTGGTTATGCGCGCAGCCGATGGATCTTTTTTTACAAGAATTCTGTTCTTATTATAGATTTCGTCGATGTACTTTGCACGTCTATCATTGAACAATCGCTCCACAGTAGACCTAAACGCATCAATACCCGGCGCTCCAGACATTTCCTTTACAAACATCAGTTTGTGATCACGTAGCGAGAGTACAAAAAAACTTGTTGGAGCTGTCGCCATTGCTGCTCGATCCGGAACGATCTGTCCATTCTCGTAAATCTGTTCTCGATCGATAACCTTATCGAGCACAAATTTACCAGAGATGGTTGGATATTTAGTGCCTGTGGCTTTCTCCTCCAACACCTCTATTCTTGGCTCGTAGATGAAGTATGAAGATTTTCCCCATTTTCTCTTGAGCCCAGAAAAAAATGCAGGAATAACAATTTCCTCCAAATATCCCAACAACTCAACATCACCAAAATGGCAAATAAAATTCGCAAATTCCAAATTCAGTTTATTTTTGGCCATGCACCCCCTCCAATCCTAAGGTAACAAAAGATTGCAGAAGATATCACACATCTCGAAGCTAGTTGCCCTATTGGGGATACCGATGATACTTTTATGAGACATTCAATTGCAGCGAGTGGGGCCCCAATGAAATGTATCTGGCAGGCACACGAGCCTTTGCTACAGTCGCCCAATGCGCACCGCCCTCCTCCTCGCTGCCCTAGCCGGCTGATTTCGCTGGGCCCTGGTACACCTCGCCTCCATACAGGCAGCCTACTGGTACATTTCCGCCAAGAGGTTCTACCTATGAGCGCCCCAGACATCAGAGCGATGGAAGACATGCTGGACCATCTTCGAGCGAAGAAGGCCTTTGCAGAGGCGCAGCTGCAGGCATCCGCAGCCAAGGACCTCGACCTCGAACTCGACCTGCGCCGGATCGAGGGTCGCATTGACGTGCTCGAGGAGATGCTGCGGGAAGCTGGGCAGTGAGCCCTGTAGGGCATGAGGCGGGCCCTGCTACATTCCCGCCATGCGCCACCTCGATTACAAAACGCTGTGCCTGTCCCTGCTGATCAGCTACGGCTGCGTCTGGTGGCTGCTGAGTTTCCTGATGCAGTTCGTGGTTGGCAGCCCAGCGCCTGGAACCGTGAAGTACTCGAATGCACTGTGGGTGCTGATCCCGGCCTACTTGGCCGTGCCGCCCCTGATCGCGGGCTGCATGGTGGCACGGACGGCCACGAACCGACCGATGCTGCATGCGCTGATCGCAGCGGTAGTGGGCGCTGCTGTCTACGCCATCGACTTTGTATTGCTCACCCCTATTCCACTGGTCCTGACTGCCGTGGGTGCCGGCCTGTACCTGCGCACTGTCTCGCGGCGAGCTGATCGCAGAGGCTGATACATTCCGCCCATGCGCCCCCTCCTCTTCCTTCCCGCCCTCTTCCTCGCCGCCCCCGCCCTGGCCGCCAACATGGCCACGTGCCTCCTCGACAAGCTCCCGGGCACGCAGAACGATGTCGCAGCCCAGGCGGTGTTCCAGGTCTGTAGCGCTGAGCACCCGGGCGGGGTTCAGGCTGTGCCCCAGGGAGATGGCCGGGGCATGCTGGGGTTCAAGTCCGGGCCAGAGTGCACAGCGAAGAAGGCGGGCGGCACGCGCAGCAACAGGGCGGCTGAGCTGATTGGGATGGCGTGCCGGCGGCTGTATGACATCCCATTCGACCCATCGACTGCCCGCCCGGTGAACTGACCTATGCGGGCTCCCAGCCTGTACCGTTGAACTTGGCGCGACGGCCCTGCCCGTCCACGTAGACCTGGCCAGCCTGGAACTGTTGACCCTGGGCCTGCTGCGCCGGCTGCTGCACAAACTGCCCGCTCTGGCGATTGAACACCGTGGATGGGGTGTTGTAGGCCCGGCCGCTCGCTGGGTCCACCTGCTGCCCGCCGGGCACGACGAGATAGGGATCAGCCTGGGCCGTGGTGCCCTCCACGTCGCGCATGTACTGCACGATGCTGCGGCGCTTGGTCGGGTCCGGCACCTGCGCCACTTGATTGCGCAGCGCTTCCACGATGCTCTGGCGGCGGTTGGTGAACCCCTGCGTTTCCCGATCCATGTTGATCCGCTGCTGGTCCAGCCCGGCCTGCATGCCAGCACGCTGGTTCTGCCCCTGCTGCTGGAGCAGCGCCTGGTAGATGGAGGTGGCGCGCTGCAGGGATGCGGGGTCGCGGCCCACGGCACGGTCAAAGCCACGCTGAGCGCCCAGCTCGGAAGCCACGATGCTCGGGGCGCGGCGGATGCCGAGCGTGCCACCGGGCAGGCTCATGGATGGACCGGGGCCGGGTGAGGCGATCTGGCCCGAGGCACGCAGGCGCGCCATGGATTCGATGTTGCCCTGGGCTGCCAAGTTGTCGGCTGCACCCATGTTCTGCGCGCTGGGGCCGTTGCCCAGGGCACGCGCCACAAGGGGGTTGTCCATGATGCTGAAGCCGGGCCGGTCGCTGCCCCAGGGCCTGATGCCAGCGGCCTGGACCAGGGGGCCGCCGAAGCCAGAGGGCGCGGCGCCGGCCGGCAGCGAAGTGACCGAGCCACGTGGCGCGGAGCCGTTGATCGAGATGTCCCCGTCCACGTTGTTGCCGGAGTAGCTGTTGCCGATGCGGGAGACGTTGGAGGTCGTACCAGGGGCTGCAGCGGGTGCTGGTGGAGCAGCAGGTGCGGGCGCGGGCGTCACCGGGTTGTCCCGTGCAGCCTGCACCAGGGGCGACACAGGCCGGGCCATGGGCGGCGGCGTAGTGCTCTGGCTATCAGCATTCGCGGCGCCGGCCAGCGCGGCGCCACCGGCCACCACGGGCGCATAGGGTGCTGCTGCCTGTGCGGCCTGGCCCACGCCGGACATTGCAGGCTGGGCGGCACCGAAGGCCCGGGCGACCAAGCCAGTGCCACGCAGCGCCGCACCTGGGATGTTGCCCACGCTGGGCAGCGCGGCCAGGTTGCGGCCGAGGTCGTTGTTCAGGATGTTGCCTTGCGAGCCGTCCGCTGCCGGGGCCTGCCGCTGGCCGCCGGTTGGGATCTGGCCCACCAGAGCATCACGTCGGCGGGCTTCTTCGAGGAAAGGATTGGTGGCCATGAGCGTTCCTTGGTTGCTTCATGGCAGTGTGGCTCACAACAGAAACTGTTGAAAACCGTACTGGGGGGCTTTCATGAATGCCCCACCTGCGCAGCTTCCATCCAAATCCAAGCGTTAGGATAGAGCCACCAAAACAGATTGAAACTATTTAATGAATCGTCTTCTGACGCGTTTTATCAACGAGCGCAACTACTCCCACTGGATAAACACATGCGCGCTTCTCACTGTATATACATCGTCGCGCGTGCTGATGAATCTCTGGCCCGATGTATGTTGGCTTCCACGAATGGGAGGGGTCTTGGTTGGAGTCGCCGTGGTGATTCAAGGATACATGGCGGCAAGAACAGAACAGTTCAATGAGCCCTGGCGTTGGGGTATCCCCCAACGAGTGGTCTATACCCACTTCTCCAGTTGGGCAGCCGCGATGGGCACGATCTTCTGGACCTTCGGCGATTTTTTCCCAGATGTCCTGGGACTATCGAACGCTGCTTGCAAGCCGCCAGTTTGGGGATGATGAAGAGTCAGGCCAGCGGCCCAGGCACAGCCACCTCGCGCGACCGCACCCATTCCTCATTGCGCCCGCTGGCCTTGCGCCCGAACTCTTCCTCAAAGCGGCGCAGGCAGACAGCAGCCTTGGCATCGTTGTACAGCTCGGTGTCCTGGGTGCTGTAGGCCCGGTAGAGCATCCATTCGACCAGGGCCTTGTGCAGCTCCGGGCGGATCTCTGGCTTGTCGATGTCGCAGCGCAGGGGCTTGAGAGGCAGCCGCTGCACGGTCAGCCGGATCTCGCCAGCTGCTGCAGGCGTGGGCCACAGGTGCAGCCGGCCCGAGGTCATGCCGGTGATCAGGCGCTGCGGCACGTCCTGACGCTCCTGGAACTGCCAGCCCGGCATGGCGCAGTCCATCTCTTCCACGTTGAGCACTTCCACGGACTGGCCGGCCACGAAGGCGCGCAGCACGCGCACCACCTGCGGAGCCAGGGCCACGGATTCATCCCCTGCCGCGAAGGCCACCTTGCACATGGGAGAGGTGGAGTCACGCAGCAGCTGGGCGCGACGGCACGCCTCCTCCTGGGCTTCATTGGCATAGATCGTCAGGATCGGGTCCCGGCACAGCGGATCAGGCTCGGCATCGTCGGCCTGTGCCCGATACAGCTGGATCATCTCCTGGAGGTTCATGGCGGGCCTTCAGGTCACGAGGCGAGGATGGAGCGCAGCCAGGCCTGGCCCAGGCGATTGTCGTCGCGGTTCACCTGGAACGGGTAGCGCAGGCTGTTGATGGGCTGCACCACGTTCATGCGCTCGCCCAGGCGGTCGTCCAGCTCCTGGTCGTAGCCGGTCTCCTTGGCGCGGGCTAGGCGCTCGACGAACTTGCGCTTGACCACGATGGGACTGTTGCGGCGGAACATCTGGATGACGCCGTTCACCGAGACCTGCACGAACGGTGCCTCGTTGTCGCGGCCGCCGGACAGCACGGTGACCATCACCGGCTCATTCATGAAAGCTTCCAGCTCGGCGTCCTTGAGCGTCACCGGGGTGTCGATGATCTCAGCCGAGAAGTCGGGCACGATGCCGAACTCCATGGGAGGCGTGGCGCCCAGGTACTCGTTGGTGGCGTCCGTTTCGTTCTTGCGGGGGGTGGTGGCCATGTTGATGTCCTTGCGGGGATGTGAGGTGGCCCGGGGCGAGCGCCCCAGGACCACGGGTAGGCTTCAGCTGCGCGCTTCGTAGACGCAGGTCTTGGAAGCCAGGACGGCCGCCAGGCTGGCGTTCTGCGACACGCGGAAGCCGCGTTCATCGACCGTGATGCCGTTGGCAGCATCCAGGGTGCGGACGCCATCGGCGCCGGTCTTGAGGCACGAGCCAGCGGCCATGCCCTCGAACCACTCGATCTGCACGCGGTCGGTGACGTTGATCCAGCGGACTTGGCTGGGCTTGAAGCCGGTCTCGACGCGGGTGGTGTCCGCCGCAACGATGGCACTGGCGTCGTAGACCACCTTGCCCTGGGCGGAGCTTGGGGAGTCCTGCTTGTCGGTCTTGGTGCGGGTCTGGCCCGCGGTGTTGTCGGCCATGATGGGTTCTCCGTGGGAGTTGAGGTTCAGAGTGGAGGGAGGACCGAAGCCCTCCCCGGCCTTACGGCGCGGTTACCCCGGCTTCGGCCACCGCCATCCAGCCCTCGTTGAGCATGGTGCAGGCCATGTAGAACTTGGCGCCCACGTAGCCGCGCTGGCCCAGCGGATCGCTCTTGTCCTTCACCCCGGGCGGGATGTAGGTCGGGTCGATGGAGTCCGAGCCACGCAGAGCCAGCTGGCCCCAGGCGTCCTCGCCGACCATGATGAACGGGTAGACGTCCACGTTGGTCGCGCCCGTCAGGCCCGTGCTGCCGATGGCTGCACCCGCGCCGGCATAGGGCGCCAGTTCCGCGCTGGTGATGAAGCGGAAGTTCTCGCAGGAGCCGATTTCCTGGGCGTGAACCGGCTTGCGGCTGCCGTAGGCGCTGACGTGCACGAAGCCCTGCAGGTCGCGGATATCAGCCTCGGCGTCCGTGTGCACGAAGACCAGGTAGCTGGCTTCCACCGGCTTGGTGGCGATCATCGCCGAGGGCGACAGGATGCCCGTGATGCGCTTGGCGTGGTTGGCCTGCAGATTGCGGCTGATCTTGCGCAGCAGATTCAGGCTGATCTTCGCGTTCACAGCAGCGCGGCTGGCACCGCCGCCGGCATAGAACACGTTGGTGCAGGCCTTGAGCACGCCGTAGCGGATCATCTCGCGCACCAGAGCAATGCGCTCGCCGCACTGCTTCTTCATCTCGGCCGGCACGTCGTCCTCGTACGTGTCCACCGTCTGGTCGGTGAGCTGGTAGAGGCAGCCGTACTGCTTGAGCGTGACCTGGATGTCCTGCGGCACCAGCGTGTCGGCGCCGGGCGTGACGCCTTCGGTCAGCTCGTGGGCCACAGGATTGGCCTGCGGCCGGTTGCGGGTGTTCCAGTCCGTGTTCGCTGCACCCCAGGGGAGGTAGCGGCGGTGCACGATGGTCTTGCCCTGGTTCTTGGGAAGCGCGCGCTGCTGGCCAGTGATGCCCAGCACTTCGCTCGCCACAGCGTGGGCGAGGATGTCGCCCTTGATCTTGCCGATCCGCGGCGCCGGGGTGCCGCTTTCGAATTGAGCCATGATGTTCTCCTTCGGGCCTGGCTATTTCAGCGCTGGCCCATGGTGGCCTGGAAGGCGGCCAAAAATTCTTCCTCTTCAGTGGGCGCGGCCTGGGGGCGCGGTGCGTTGCCGCTGGGCGTGACGGCAGCCTTGAGCCGTGCCTGCCCCTTCGCGGCCTTGTCGGCGGCGGTGGCGCGGGCGGTGGTCCATGCCTCGTACTTGCCCAGCAAGGAGCCCATGCCGTCGGCCGTGGCCGCTTCGGCGAACTCCTGCTGCACCTGGTCCCCTTGGGCGTTCAGCCACAGGTTGAATTCCTGCGAACTGATCTTTTCGCGCCAGCCCGTGTGCATGCGGTCCAGCACAGCCATCTCCAACGCCATGGGATCGGGCCCGGCCTGTTCCTGCGGCGCATCGCCCGTGGCCACGGGTTGCTGCGCTTCGGCTGGTGGGGCTTCCTGGCGGGGTTGCTGGCCTGCGACCATGTGGCGCACCAACTGCACGACGTCGGGGTAGTCCTGCTCCAACTGCTTCAGTTCGGGCGGCAACTCGGGCGCCGCTGCGGGCGCCGGGGCTGCTGGGGCCGCAGGAGCGGGTTGCTGCGACTTGCGCAGCAGATCCCCGATGCTCCCGTGTGCTTTGTCCAACTGGCGTTTGATCGCATCCACCTCGGCGGCGTTGTCCAGCAGGCGGCGCAGCTCACTGCGCTTGAGGCCGGCGAACTCGACAGGATCGTCATCCTCGGTCGTGGCCGGCTGCTGCTGGGCGGGCTGCCCCTCAGTGCCGGCGGCGGCCGTGGCCTCCTCCTGCTGTTGCTCGCTGGCTTCTTGCGTCACAGCTTCCTTGCCGCCCTGCTCGGCCGCAGCACCTACCGGCGCTGCAGTGGATGCGGGCGGCTCGGTGCCGGACGTCTCAGCGAAGGCGCGATGGAAATCGGCCTCCTCTTGAGCACGGGCCTCGGCCTGCTGTTGAGCCTGCTGTTCCTGCTGTTGTTGCTCGTCCATGCGTCATGCACTCCTGTATGTCGTGCCGAGGTCAGTAGCCGGGGCCACCGATGTCGGCGGTTTGTGCCGGATCTGGTTTGTCCAGTGCCAGCAGCTCTTTCAAGGCCGCGATGCGCCCACGCAGTTCGGCGGTGCGCAGCGCGTCCATGGTTGGGCTGTCGTTCTTCTTGCGCAGGGTGTCGATCTGCGCGTTGGCATG